CAAGCACAACCTCAACAACCTGTTCAGCAACCTCAAGTGCAAACTCCGCCAGCTCCCGATGCGAAAGCTCAGGAGTGGGCAGCACGTAATAAATGGTTTGGAGATGATGTAGCGATGACTTCTTCTGCTTTCGCTTTTCATAGACAACTTGTAGAAGAGCAAGGTATTGATCCTGCTTCTGACAAGTATTATGAAGAATTAGACGGTAGAATTAAAAATGCTTTCCCACATAAGTTTGAGCAGGCTAATAAACCTGTTCAAGCCGTTGCTGGTGGTAGCGTAGGTGCAACCACTATTAATAAACCCAAAAGAGTAAAACTCACGTCTAGCCAAGTCGCAATAGCGAAGAAGTTAGGTGTGCCTCTAGAAGAATATGCTAAGCATGTTCAACCATAGGAGTATAAAATGTCAGAAGAAATAAATGACACCCCAGAACGTAACTCACGTTCTGCCGAGACCCGAGAAACTCAAACTCGCAGAAAACCTTGGCAACCCCC